CGACGCCTCGCCAAGGACTTCGAAGGCACGATCAACTCCGCCCGAGCCTTCCTCTACGCCGCCTCGGTCCTGCTGCTCACTCGCCGACTGGCAAGCTCAGCATGAGTTTCGAGTCGGACTCTAAGCAGAAGGCGCGGGCCTTTCTCCGCTGGCGAAAGAAGCGTTAGGCTCTGGCCTCAACGAAAAGGGAGCGGCATGTCCACGCGTATCCAAGACACGCAACGGCAAATTGAACTTGCTCTTGCCGAGTTGACCGCTGATCAAGCTGTTAATCGCGTCATCATGCAGGTTCTCCTCCTGAACATGACGAAGAAGGTGGGGCCGGAGTTTCTAGAAAGCCTGAGAGGCCAGGTATTAGGGGCTCTCGCGCGATCCACGCCAAATCCGGATGACCCCCAGGGCGGGCAGCGTTGGAAAGAGCTAACGCAAATGCGCGCAGAGAGATTGTTTCAGGAGCTTGAAGAAGCGCTTGGTGTATCCGGGGGCAGCAATCCGCGCGCAGGATCACACTAACTGCCCTTCTCGCGCTTCGGCTTCGTGGGCTTCGGCTCTTTCTGCTTCACCGACTCCTGTTTAGGCTTCGGTGGGGTTGAGAGGGCGCGTCGCAAGGCATCGTCGCGACGGCGCTCGACTTCTTCCTGATCGCTGTCTTCAATACGCTGGCCTGACATGGAACCGCTCTCCGAAATGCAGGTGTTTGGCCCGGTTGGCCAGTGCATCTACTGCTGCCGCCCTAGCAAGAAGCCTGATTATCGCGACCTTTCCGATGAGCACATAGTCCCTGCGATGCTCAACGGCCAATGGCTGCTTCGCAAGGCGAGCTGCGCTGATTGCGCTGACATCACAAAGCGGTTTGAAGGCTATGTGGGCAGGAAGCAATTCTGGCAATTTAGGGCAACTGAGGTGCCAAGGAAGCGCCGCAAGAAAGACGCTCCAGAAACCCTTCCCCTTCTAGTCCGCTATCCCGATAGGGTCGAGGAGGTTGCTATTCCCGTCCGTGACCATCCTTCGATCATTTCCTTTCCGGTCTGGAATTGGCCCACTCTCCTTACCGGAGGGAGCCCAGAAGACGTGTGGGCGGAAGATTATGAGGTCACGTTCTGGATTGCCAAGCCCATAACTATGATGATCCCCTCTAACATTACCAAACTCATGGAAAAGTGGAGGTTCGATGGCGCACTGTCGTTTTCGTATGATCCGCAAGTGGACACGAGAAAGTTTGCCCGATTTATAGCCAAAATCGCACACTCGTATGCAGTAGCGAACTATGGCTTAAACCTGTTCTGCCCATTTCTATTGGACATAATCTTGGGAAGAGCCGATTGCACTCCTTACCTCATTGGGGCCAACCCTGAAAGGCAACCCCCAACTCCGTTCAAGAGCCACGAGTTATCCCTGCGTATTCGGGAGTTCAACGGGACCACCTATGTCTTTGGCCGCGTCAGGCTCTTCACAGACCTCGGTTCGGAGTCCAACAGCCCTGGCACTCCCGATTACTGGGTCGTCGTCGGAGATATACCCCGGCCACCGCGCATCTAGCTTCCGCAGAATGGCGGAGACACACTGCCGATAGAACTCCCTCCGGTCGCCGGAGAGGTCGTGCCAGAACTCGTCTTCAGTGGGATCGAGGCGCTCCAACTCGGCATGAAGCGCCTCAGCCAATTCTTCGATGAGTTCTGGCGAGAACTCGACATTCAATATCTCGGCCAAGGAACATCATCCTGCTCCCTGACTGCCGGCCTGTCACGCCCCTTGCGTGTAGCAGATCGAAACGGCTATGTAGGTATATAATTAGGAAAATAATCCTAATTATATACGTGACAAAGCACGGCCTGGGTGCTAGAAAGGTCGCAAGGAGTTACCCCGATGCGCCTCGACAGCCCCATCTTCACCGACGCCAACGCCGCCCGCGAGCATTTGGAAGCGCAGCGTTGGCCGAATGGCCCAATCTGCCCTCATTGCGGCAACATCGATCCGACCCGCATTCGCAAGATGGCGGGCAAGGCGCACCGTCCCGGCCTCTACAACTGCATGGAATGCCGCGAACAGTTCACCGTCACCGTGGGAACCGTGTTCGAGCGCTCCAAAATCCCGCTCAATCAATGGCTGCTCGCCACCTTCCTGCTTGCCTCAAGCAAGAAGGGCATGAGCGCCCACCAGCTCCACCGCATGTTGGGCGTCACCTACAAAACCGCTTGGTTCATGGCCCATCGCATCCGCGAAGCCATGAAGGAGGACGTTGCTTCATCCGGCCCGCTTGGCGGCGAAGGCAAGACGGTCGAGGCCGACGAGACCTACATCGGCAAGCGCGAGACGCCGCGTCCGCCCTCACCGCAGCGCCGTGGCTTGCCCTACACGAAGAAGGGCAAGGGCGGCGGCGCGCAGAAGCGCATCGTTGTCGGGCTCGTGGAGCGCGGCGGCTCGGTCCGCACCTTCCATGTCCAGACCGCCACTCGTGACACCGTGCGCGACATTCTGGTGAAGAACGCCGACCGCAAATCCACGCTCTACACCGACGAAAGCAACCTCTACCCCGTCACTGGCCGCGAGTTCGCCGGTCATGGCACCGTCAAGCACACCGCCAAGGAATACGCCCGCCGCGAAGGCGAGACGGTCATTCACACCAACACGATTGAGAACGTGTTCTCCGTCTTCAAGCGCGGCATGGTCGGCGTCTATCAGCATTGCGGCGAAGCGCACTTGCACCGCTACCTTGCCGAGTTCGATTTCCGCTACAACCGCCGCACGGCGCTAAAGGTGACGGACACAGAGCGCCACAACCAGTTGCTCGCCAAGATCGAAGGCAAGCGCCTCACCTATCGGCGGATTGGTGAAGCCCGTCACGCCTAAGCAGAAGGCGCGAAGGCTGCTTGCCAAGCGTCGTAAGAGAAGCAGTCAGTCAGGTTGATGCATCCGGTCAGATAGCTGATACAACCCAAACATCGTGATAAATATAAGTTGACCCAGGAGAAAGGTGAAAATCGCCAAGAATGCAGCTCTGCCGACATTGAGGGACTTTTCACCGATAGCTTCGGCTAAAGTCGGTGAAGCGATCTGGCTCAATATGCACAAGAAGTAGAGGGTAAAGCAAATAAACGTGAGATAGCCAAACAGCATTGCCAACATGCGACGGCGGGTAAGCTTTATCTCTTCGTTCTTACCAGAAACAGAGATGCTAACCGTTGGTGCCGGGCTGGGCATCAACTGATCCATGTCCGGCCTGTTGAACGTTGCAACGGCAGCTAGTGCTGTTAAGTAGAACCCCGGAAGTATTTGGAGCAACCCAACGAACAGCGGGATAATGCCGTTGGCCCCGAATAAGGTTGTCCTCTCAGGTAGATAGAAGAAAGACAGTGTTAGAAATATGGAGAGCAAGGTTGGCAGAAGAATGTCTATCTTCCACTTACTCGCATCCCGAATGGTCATATAAGAGAGAGGACGTAGCAACTGATAAAGAAGCATCGGCTCATCCCCGCAATTCGCGCAGGTGGGATTGAATGAGCGCAAGTAACCGCTGCCTGAGAACCAGATGAACCTGCGTTGATGCTTCGGGCAGAAAAAGCTCTTTTGTATGCAGTCGAACTCTCTTGATGTATCCTTCGTTCATTACGTTGCCCGTTTCTGTATCGAGCAGAGATGTGTGCGATGTCTTGTCAGCGGAGGTGAAAACAATCCGCGCCGTTTCGAGCCCTTGCCTGCGCCCCATATTAAGCGCCTCCCGCACAAAGCCTTGTGCGTCATCCTTCCATGACCCTCGCGGCGTAAGTTTGACTATCTTCCGGGTTGGGATGAGCCGTCTGCCCTCGCCAAATCCGATTTGGTCGCGTTGACCCGTTTCCAACGTTATCCCGAGAAGCTGACCGGCCTCAATGTCGGTCTGGAAATCGTCAGACAAATGCCCCATCAACTCGATGCTATTGCGGTAAGGAACAAGTTTGGGATTGCCTGCCGCATCGCGTTCCCCGCTTCGGTCCGGGTGCCGGAACGCATCGGTATCGTCTTTCCGGATTTGGCGAAGAAGGAAATTGAGATACTGCTCCACACGGGGACGCGGGAGCGTCTTAGCCTCTTCCAGCAAGCACAGGTGCCGTCCCGGCTTGTCTGGCAGCGCTTCGAGCGAAATCGCAAGGTGGGCGCTTTCGGGCCTACCCTCGCCCTCTGCCTTGGGCTCCTCTCGTTGCACGTCGGTTTGCAGATGAGCAAACGATGCGTCTGGGGCATCGGCATCGTTTGAGTAGAGAAGTAGCCACAGGACCTGGTTGTCCGCGTCGATCTCGACATCCCGAATTATGACCTTGCGGCGCTTATCGCGCGACCAATAGGTCATCTTCCCAGCGTCCTGGGCCAGTTGGCGGATTTGGCCCGCTATCCAGTCCATCGGCTTGACCGGCGACATCTCTGGTTCCGCAGAAATCTGGCAGTCCAGAAACAGAATGTCGCGCGCGTGTTGCGTCCTCATTCGCCACCCCCACCAGGGCAGCATACCTCCTAAGCAGCCGACATCAAGCTTGCCGCTCAGGCTTATGGTAGGTTGGGGAAGGCTCTTCATCTGAAGAGGACTTCGGCCTAGGAGGTTCGCCCTTGTGCGGCTTCGGCGGCGTCTGAAGCATCCGCTTCAGGGTTTCGTTGAACGCCTTATCGGCATTGTCTTCTTCGGACTCTTCCATGGAACAGGGTGCCCCCTTTGACGAGTTTTCGCGCCGCATCGGACGCATCTTCGTCGCCTGGGCCGTCCTAGAAGCGGCTGTGAACGGCTTGCTTCACGCTATCCTCTTGCTTCACGCTATCCTAGAGAACTACGTGGACACCAGCGCGGGGTTCGACAAGCCGCGCAACCTATCCAAAAAGACGGAGTTCATCCGCCGCTTCTTCAAGCAGCATCCGGCTTGGGAGTTCGTGAGCGAAACCGTCAACTCCGTAATGGACAGGGTAGATTTTCTCGCGGACGGTCGGAATGCGCTCGCGCACGGACTAATCAAGGACATGGACAGCGCCATCATCGGCCCCGACGTCGAAATCCTACTCTCGAAGCGTGCAAAGGGGCAGGAACTGCGTATGCGCTACACATTCACGCACGACCAACTCCTGAGCCTTGGCAATCAAGCCTTGGTGCATGCTGTGTTCGTCGGCCATCTAGCGGAGATCGTTAACGGCCATCTCGGAGAGCACGATATGCAAAACCTCTTGCGCGAGGTCGTCGGCCAACTCCGATGACCACTCCCAGTCGCTGATCTTCGCAGAAATCATTCTGACCAACTCCCTCTCTCGATCAGGAGAGATGGCCATCGGAGCGCCGGCCTGTCGGCTCGAACACTAGCGATTTCGGTTTGCTTTGTCACGTATATAATTAGGAAAATAATCCTTGACACCGTGACGGTGGTTTGGTAGCTTCTCGATATCGTCGGAGAATTGCGGCTGGGGCGCGGGAGAGCGCCGGGACGGGCCGCCGGCCGGACGAGCTTTTCCAGACAGTCCAAGAGGTTTCGGATGCCCCGCATGGTCACGGAGGCGCAGTGGGACGCCGCGCGCCGCATGATGGGTTGCGAGCCGCCGACCCTCAGGCTTACGGCTGGGGTGATGGGCGTGACCGTCCGCGCCGTGGAGCTGCGCGCGGAGGAAGAAAGCTGGCCGCGCTTCGATTTCCGCCTGAAAGAATCCCGCGCGGCCTGGCGCGACGCGATGGACGCGGCCAAGGCCGCAGGGTTGCGGAAGAAGTTCGGGCTGCCCGCAATCGACGCGCCGGGGGGTTCGGCATGGATGCCGGGCGGCGGCGGCGCGGCGGCGGATGGCGGCGAGGGCGGGCCGCAACGGCGCGGGGCCGAGGGGACAGAGGGCGCGGTCGAGCCGTTCGAGGCGCGGTTCGCGCGCGTGATGGGGGCGCTGCTGGACGAGGTGGAGGCGGTGGGGCTGACGCCCGGCCGCTGGGGCGCGGGCGTCGATCGGGAGCGCATGGGAACGCTGTGGACGGTGATCCGCACGCTGGAGCGCGCCGAGCGCTTCCTCCCGAGCGGCCCGGCGGCGGAAGGCTCGGGCGAGGACGCGGCGGAGCGCTCGCGAAAAGCGGCCGAGGTGCTGGCCAGGATCGACGAGCGCGTCTTCGAGCTGGCCTACGCCATCGCCAAGGACATGGTGGAGGAGGGGCGGCATGGAGGGGGAAGCGGCGGCGTATCTGGAGGGGTTGCCGCCGGTCCGGCGAGCGGCGCTGGGGCTTGACGGCTGGACCGGGCGCAAGCTCGGCGCAAAGGGGCTTCTGGCCGCCGAGGACGGATGGATCTGGACCGCGGGGTCCAAACAATATGGGCGGCAGAAACAGCCGCCGATCTGGCTGGTGACGGGCGGACGGGGCGCGGGCAAGACGCGGCTGGGCAGCGAGTGGGTGAACTGCCTGGCGCGGGGCTGGGCGCCCTTCGCCGGCGAGCACGAGCGCTATGCGAGCTTCGCGCTGGTGGGCGAAACGCTGAGCGAGGTTCGCGAGGTGATGGTGGACGGGCCTTCGGGCATCCGCGCGCTGGTGGCGTGGGACCGGCCGCGCTTCGAGACGAGCCGAAGGCGGCTGGTGTGGGACCGTTCCGGCGCGGTGGCGCACTGCTTCTCCTCGGAAGACCCGGAGGCGTTGCGGGGGCCGCAATTCGCGGCCGCCTGGTGCGACGAGCTCGCCAAGTGGAAGCACGCGCAGGCGACCTGGGACATGCTGCAGTTCGGCATGCGGCTGGGGGAAAAACCCCGGCAGCTCGTGACCACGACGCCCCGGCCCACGCCCTTGTTCAAACGGCTCTTGGGCGAGCCCGGCGTGCTGGTCACGACCATGCGCTCGGAGGAGAACGCGGCCAATCTCGCGCCGGGGTTTCTCGGCGCCGTGCGGGAGCGGTTTCGCGGCACGCGGCTGGAGCGCCAGGAGCTCGACGGGGAACTGGTCGAGGATCGCGAGGGGGCGTTGTGGAACCGGGCGCTTTTGGAGCGCGCCTTTCTGCGTGAGCCGCCGGCGATGCGGCGCATCGTGGTGGCGGTGGACCCGCCGGCCTCGAGCCGCAAAAGCTCGGACGCCTGCGGCATCGTGGCGGCGGGGCGCGACGCCGAGGGCGGGATCGTGGTGCTGGCGGACGCGACGGTCCGCGCCGCCGAGCCGGCCGCCTGGGCCACGGCCGCGGTGGGGCTTTATCGAAGGCTTGAAGCGGACGCGATCGTGGCCGAGGTGAACCAGGGGGGCGACATGGTGACGGCGGTGATCCGCACCGTGGATGCCGCGGTGCCCGTGCGGCCGGTGCGGGCCACGCGGGGGAAGTGGGTGCGCGCCGAGCCGGTGGCGGCGCTTTACGCGCAAGGACGGGTGCGGCACGCCGGCCGCTTTCCCGATCTCGAAGACGAGATGTGCGACTTCGGCCCCGATGGGATGTCGGGCGGCCGCTCGCCCGACCGCGTGGACGCGCTGGTCTGGGCAGTGACGGAATTGATGCGCGGGGACCGCGCGCAGCCCCGGGTGCGCGAGCTGGGGTAGGGGCGCCGCCCCAGGTGTAACTTCCAACGAAAGGTGTTCCATGCCCTGGACATGGCCGAAGCTCCGCCGGGCGGAGAATGCCGCCGCACGCCCACGCGAGCGAAAAGAGGCGGGCGGCGCGTTCGTCGCGCTGCACGGGGCGGGCGAGGCGCGCTGGACGCGCCCCGGCTATGCCGCGCTGGCGAGGGAAGGGTTCATGAAGAACCCCATTGCCTATCGCGCGGTGCGGCTGGTGGCGGAATCCGCCGCGGCCCTGCCGTGGCTTGCCTTCGAGGGCGAGGAGGAGCGGCAAGGCCACCCGGCGCTCGACCTGTTGGCGGCGCCCAACGGGCGGCAAAGCGGCACGAGCTTCTTCGAGGCGCTTTACGGGCATCTCCTGATCTCGGGCAACGCCTATCCCGAGCTGATCGGCGCGGGAGGCGGAGCGCGCGAGCTGCACCTGCTGCGGCCCGACCGGGTGAGCGTGGTAACGGACGCGTCCGGCTGGCCGGTGGCGCTGGAGCATCGGGAAGGGGCGGGCAAGCGGCGGGTGGCGCTGGGTTCGGGCGCTTCTTCGACAGGCTCGGGCGCGCATCTGACGCTGTTCCATCCGCTCGACGACCATTGCGGCTTTCCGCCGCTGGAAGCCGCGGCGACGGCGCTCGACACGCACAACGCGGCGAGCCGCTGGAACAAGGCGCTGCTCGACAACTCGGCGCGGCCCTCCGGCGCGCTGGTCTATGCGCCCAAGGAGGGGGGCAACCTTTCGGACGAGCAGTTCGACCGGCTCAAGAGCGAGCTGGAGGAGAACTATGCCGGGACGCGGCGCGCGGGGCGGCCGCTGCTGCTCGACGGCGGGCTCGACTGGAAGGCGATCGGACTTTCGCCGAAGGACATGGACTTCATCGAGGCCAAGAACGGGGCGTCGCGCGACATCGCGCTCGCCTTCGGCGTGCCGCCGATGCTGTTGGGCATCCCCGGCGACAACACGTTTTCGAACTACCAGGAGGCGAACCGCGCCTTCTTCCGCCTGACCGTGCTGCCGCTGGTGGGGCGCACGGCGCGAGACTTTTCGGCCTGGCTGGGCGGGAGCTTCGGCGGGCGGCTGCGGTTCGTGCCTGACCACGACGCGGTGGAGGGGCTTGCGGCCGACCGGAACTTGCTATGGGCGCGGGTGGGGGCGGCGGATTTCTTGTCCGAGGACGAGAAGCGGCAGGCGGTGGGGTATGGGCCGAGGGGCTCCACCTAGGTCCACCCTTCTCCCCGCTTGCGGGGAGAAGGTGTCACGACGTGACCGATGACGGGCGGCGCGAAGGCTTCAAGGTCGGCGCCGCCCCTCACCTGCCTGCCGGCATCCCTGCGCGACGGCAACAGTCACCCCTGTGACTGTTGCTGCTCCTCGCTCCGACCCCGTGAACGGGGAGAGGAAGGCTGCGGCCATGCTGCGCCTCTCCGTCCTGACATCATAAGGACTCCAACATGACCGATTTCTGGGACGCCGCCTGGCTTTGGGCGGTGAAGGGCGCGGGCGCGGTGGCGGGGTCGGCGGTGTCGCTGGCCTATGTGCTGCCCAAGGGGCGGCGCGAGGCGGCGGCCCGTTTCGCCACGGGGCTGACCTGCGGCCTCGTGTTCGGCGGCACGGCGGGGCTCAAGATCGCCACCGAACTCGGCATCGCCGCGGCGATCGGGGCGGGCGAGATCGTGCTGATGGGTTCTGCGGCGGCGAGCCTTTGCGCCTGGTGGGCGCTGGGCTTCGCCATGCGGATGTTTTCCGGCCCGCCGGCGGCAAGAGGCGACGGTCCTTCGATCCTTCGACAAGCTCAGGACTCAGGGGGGAGGGAGGACGGGCATGGCTGAAAGCCGAGTGGAATGGGCGGGCGAAGGCGTCTTCGCGGGCTATGCCAGCCTGTTCGGACGGACGGATCTCGGCGGCGACACGGTCGAGCGCGGGGCGTTCGGCCGGTCGTTGGCGAAGCGGGGCAGAAGCGGCATCCGCATGCTGTTCCAGCACGACCCGAAGGAGCCGATCGGCGCCTGGGAGGAGATGCGCGAGGACGCGACGGGGCTTTGGGTGCGCGGGCGGCTGGCGTTGGGGACGGCGCGGGGCCGCGAGGTCTTGAGCCTGTTTCGGGCCGGCGCGCTGGACGGGCTCTCCATCGGCTTCCGCACGGTGCGGGCCGAAGCCCACCGGGCGACGGGCCTGCGGCGCATCCTCGAAGCGGATTTGTGGGAAGTGTCGGTCGTGACCTTCCCCATGGTGCCCGGCGCGCGGGTGAGTCACGTCAAGGCGCTCGCGGGCGCGGACGCCGCCCGGCTCGGGGCGGCGGCGCGGGCGGCCAAACACACACATCAACACCAAGGAGGCAAGGCATGACCGACAGAGGCGAGGCTTTGGAGACCAAGGCGGGCAGCGGGAGCGAATGGGAGCTTACCCAAGGCTGGGGCGAGATGAAGAGCATCTTCGAGGCCTACAAGGAGGAGAACGACAGGCGGGTTCGCGAGATCGAGAAGCGTGGCGCCGCGGACACGGTGACGGCCGAGAAGGTGGACCGGATCGCCGCCGCGCTCGACGAACAGAAGCGGGCGATGGACCAGATCGCGCTGAAGAGCTTGCAGCCGGAGCTCGGACGGCCCGGCGGGCAGGCCGAGGCGCCCAGCGAGCACAAGACCGCCTTCGAAGCTTACGTGCGCGGCGGCGACGAGCGGGGCATGCGCGCGCTCGACCAGAAGGCGATGTCCTACGGCTCGGGACAGGACGGCGGCTATCTCGTGCCGGCGGAAACCGAAAGCGAGATTGGCAAGCGGCTCGCGGCCCTTTCCCCGATCCGTGGAATCGCCACCGTGCGGCAGGTTTCCACCGCGCTTCTGAAGAAGCCGTTCTCGGTGGCGGGCCCGGCGTCGGGCTGGGTGTCTGAGACGGCGGCGCGGCCGCAGACCGCGAGCCCGACGCTTAGCGAACTCCAGTTCCCCGCGATGGAGCTCTACGCCATGCCGGCGGCGACCCAATCGCTGCTCGAGGACGCGGTGGTGGACCTCGACCGCTGGATCGCCGACGAGGTGGAAGCGGCCTTCGCCGAGCAGGAGGGCAAGGCCTTCGTTTCGGGAGATGGCGTCAACAAGCCGAAGGGCTTCCTGGCCTACCCCACGGTTGCCGAAAGCGCCTGGGCCTGGGGCAGTCTCGGCTATCTGGCCACGGGCGTTTCGGGCGGGCTGCCGGCCTCCAATCCTTCGGACGTGCTGATCGACCTGGTCTATTCGCTCAAGGCGGGCTACCGGCAGAACGCGGCCTTCGTGATGAACCGCAAGACGCAAGCCTCGATCCGCAAGTTGAAGGACGCCGACGGCAACTATCTCTGGCAGCCGCCGGCGGCCCCCGGCGCCCGCGCGCAGCTCATGGGCTTCGCGATCGTCGAGGCCGAGGACATGCCGGACGCCGGCGCGAACGCCACGCCGATCGCGTTCGGGGACTTCGGGCGCGGCTATCTCGTGGTGGACCGGGCGGGCGTGCGGGTGCTGCGCGACCCCTATTCGGCCAAGCCCTATGTGCTGTTCTACACGACCAAGCGCGTGGGCGGCGGCGTGCAGGACTTCGACGCCATCAAGCTGCTGAAATACGGGGTGAGCTGACGGTTCGCGCCCTAACCTCCCCCTTGAGGGGAGGTCGGACGCGCAGCGGCCGGGTGGGGTAGGTTCGGCAGCGCGGGGCGCTTCTGAACCGAGGTTCACCGAAAAGAACGGACGCCGAGCGCTGCCGCGACAGCCCCACCCGTCCAACCGCCTATGGCGGTTGTCCACCCTCCCCTCAAGGGGGAGGGAAAGCAGCGGCTATTTGCCACCTAGGTCTCACCATTCAAGGACATCCCATGACTTTGATCCGCACGGCCGGGCCGGCGCTGGAGCCTATCACGCTGGCCGAGGCCAAGGCGCACTTGCGCCTGACGCATGCGAGCGAGGACGAGCTGATCGGCGGGCTTATCCGAGCGGCGCGGGAGGATTTCGAGCGCGCGACGAGGCTCTGCCTCATCGAGCAAGGCTGGCGGCTGGTGCTGGACGCCTGGCCGCGCGAGGGGACGGCGCGGATCTTCCGGCATCCCGTTCGCGCGGTGACGGCGGTGACGGTGTATGGCTATGACGGCGCGCCGGCCGCGCTGCCCGCGTCGAGCTATTTCGTGGACCGCGAGTCGCGGCCCGCGCGAATCCATCTCGACGCGCCCCCTGAGCGGGGAAGGGCGCTGAACGGCGTCGAGATCGATTTTTCCGCCGGCTTCGGCGAATCCGGCCCGGATGTGCCGGACCTGCCCAAACGCGCGATCCTGATGCTTGTGGCGCACTGGTACGAGATGCGCGGCGGCTTCGGCCCCGAAGACCAGCCCGTGTCGTTTCCCCCGGCCTATGAGCGGCTGATCGCCTCCCAGCGCCTGCGGAGGCTCTAGATGCGGATCGACCCCGGACAGTTGCGGACCGAGCTGACGCTGCAGGTCATGACGCCGCAAAGCGACGGCGCGGGCGGGCACGCCGAACAGTGGAATGACGTGGCGAGCGTCTGGGCGCTGGTGGAGCCGGCCGCGGCGCGCGACCGCTTCGGCGCGGACCAGCGCCTGCCCGAGTTGACCCATCGCGTGACGATCCGCTTTCGCGGCGATGTGCGCGGCGGGATGCGCTTCGCATGGGGCGGCCGCACGCTTGTGATCCGCACCGCGCACGACCCGGACGAGACGGGCCGCTTCCTGTTGTGCCGCACCGAGGAGGAAGGACGATGAAGGCGCATGTCGATGTGAGGAGCGGGCGCATGGCGCGCGTGCTGCGGCTCAAGGCTCACGACCTGGCCGCGCGCGCCGAGCGCGATCGCGCGGGGCGGCAGGCGAAGTGGGCGGCGCGACGCAAGACGCTGTGGGCGTCTCTCGCGCGCGACAAGGAGGAAAAGCCATGAGCGCCGCGCGCGCCCTGCAGAAGGCGATCTGGGAGGCGCTCAGGGGCGATGCCGCGCTCACCGCGCTGATCGGGCCCGAAAAGGTGTTCGACCGCGTGCCGCCGCACACGGGGTTTCCCTATGTGAGCTTCGGCCGCACCAGCGTGGCGGACTGGAGCACGGCGACGGAAGAGGGCGCGGAGCATCTCGTGACGCTGCATGCCTGGTCCAAGGACAAGGGCCGCGCCGGCGTGCTGGCGGTGCTGGAGCGCGTGCGGGCGCGGCTGGGCGAAGGGGTTTCGACCGCCGGCCACCACCTCGTGAACCTGACCTTTCTCAGCGTCGAGGCGGCGTTCGAGGACGAGGCCGGCGTGGAGCGCGGGACGATCGTCTTCCGGGCCGTTACCGAGCCTCTTTGAATCTCAACCTGAACTGGAACGGAGGCCGGGATGGCGGCGCAGAAGGGCAAGGATTTGCTGCTGAAGATCGAGAGCGGCGGGGGCGGGTTCACGACGGTCGCGGGCTTGCGCACCAAGCGGTTGAGCTTCAACGCGCAAGCCGTGGACGTGACGGACGCGGACTCTTCGGGCCGCTGGCGCGAGCTGTTGGCCGACGCCGGCGTGCGGCGCGCGAGCGTGTCGGGTTCCGGCATCTTCAAGGACGCGGCCTCGGACGCGGCTATCCGCGAAAGCTTCTTCGCCGGCGCGGTGAGGCCCTGGCAGGTGGTGATCCCCGGCTTCGGCGCGGTGGCGGGGCCGTTCCAGGTGACGGCGCTGGAATATGGCGGCGCGCATGACGGCGAAACGAGCTTCGAGATCGCGCTGGAGTCCGCGGGCGCGCTGAGCTTCGAGGCTTCGGCGTGAGCGCGAACCGGCGGCGGGGCGAGGTGGCCGTGGAGCTCGACGGCCGGGAATGGCGGCTCTGCCTGACGCTGAACGCGTTGGCGGAGCTGGAGGACGCCTTCGCGGCCGACGACCTGGGCGGCCTCATGGCGCGGTTCGGCTCGGGCCGGCTTGGCGCGCGGGACTTGAAGCGCATTCTCGGCGCGGGCCTGCGCGGGGGCGGGGCCGACATTTCCGACGAGGCGGCGGGCGCGATGGGCTGCGCGGGCGGCGCGACCGGCCTGGCGAGGGCCGTGGCGGAGCTGCTGGAGGCGACGTTCGGCGGGGCGGTGGTTTCGGCGCGCGCGCGGGGCGACGTTTCGGCGGATGGAGGCGCGGCTTCCGCAAACCCTTGAATGCCGCAGGACGCGGGCCGTCCGCCTTTCCCGGGGAGGAGGCGATGGCGCTTGGGTTCGGCGTCCTGCGGCTTTCGCCCGAGGCGTTCTGGCGCATGACCCCGCGCGAGCTGGAGCGTGCGCTGAGCGTGCTGATGCCACCGGCCGCGGCACGCCCGACAAAGGCGGGGCTGGAGGACATGATGCGGATGTTTCCGGACTGAGCGCGCCTGCTTCTCCCCTTGTGGGAGGAGAAGGGAGCCAAGCTTTCAATCGCTCGCGCCGCAGTGAGGGAGGACTTCAGGATGGATGAAGACGTTACCGTCCGCGTGACGGCGGACACGGCGCCGTTTCAGGCGGCGTTGAACGATCTGAGCCGGCTGGCGGATGGGTTCGGGCGGCAGCTCTCAGGCGCGCTCAAGAGCGCGGCGGTGGGCGGGCAGGAACTCGACGACGTGCTGAAGCGGCTGGCGCTGAACCTCGCCGGCATGGCGCTGGGGCAGGGCTTGAAGCCCGTGGAGAACTTGGCGAGCGGGCTGTTCGCGAAGCTGCTCGGAGGCTTGGCGGGCGGGGCCGCCCCGGTGATCCACTTCGCCAAGGGCGGGGTGGTGTCGTCGCCGACCTTCTTTCCAGCGGGCGGCGCGGTGGGCTTGATGGGCGAGGCGGGGCCGGAAGCAGTCATGCCGCTCCGCCGCGGCCCGGACGGGAGCCTGGGCGTGGCGAGCGGCGGAGGCGGCGCGCCGGTGCAGGTGGTGTTCAACGTCTCGACGCCCGACGCCGCCTCCTTCCGCAAGTCGGAGGCGCAGGTGACGGGCATGCTGGCGCGGGCGGTTTCCCGCGGCGCACGAACCTTGTGAGGGGCCTATGCCGGAGCTTTCTTCCTTTCACGACGTGCTGTTTCCGACCGCCGTCTCGTTCGGCGCGACGGGCGGGCCGGAGCGGCGGGTGGAGATCGTGGGGCTCGTCTCGGGCCGCGAGCGGCGCAATCTGCGCACGGCACAGGCCCGCCGGCGCTATGACGCCGGCACGGGCGTGAAGAGCCTCGACGACCTTTATGAGGTGCTGAGCTTCTTCGAGGCGCGGCGCGGGCCGCTGCACGCCTTCCGCTTCCGCGACCCATTCGACCAAAAGTCCTGCCGGCCGAACGAGACGCCCTCCGCCGCCGACCAGCCGCTGGGGGCGAGCGACGGCGCGCGGACGCGGTTTTTGCTCGTGAAGACGTATGGCACGGGCGAGGAGGCGGAGCGCCGGCCGATCCGCAAACCCGTGGCGGGCAGCCTGGCGGTCGCGGTGAACGGCGCAGCCGTGAGCGGCTGGAATTTTGACGTGACGGGGGAGGTGGTGTTCGCTGAGCCACCGCCCGCCAACGCCGTGGTGACGGCCGGCTTCAGCTTCGACGTGCCCGTGCGCTTCGACGCCGAGCGGCTGGAGGTGAGCCTGACGGCGTTCCGGGCCGGACAGATCCCGACCATTCCGTTGATCGAGGTGCGGTTATGAGCACATATCCGCCGGAACTCGCCGCGCATCTCGCGCGGGAGGTGACGACCGTCTGCCATTGCTGGGCGCTCCAGCCGAAAGAGGGCGCGGCGCTGGGCTTCACCGAGCACGACCGGGCGCTGGAGTTCGAGGGCGTGGCGTTCGAGCCCGACACGGGGCTTGTCGCGAGCGAGGCGCGGCGCAGCATCGGGCTCTCCACGGACGCGATGGATGTGGAGGGCGCGCTGTCCTCGGCGACAATCGGCGAGGAGGACATTTCGAGCGGCCGGTTCGATGACGCGGAGGTGACGTGCTGGCTCGTAAACTGGCGCGCGCCGGCGGAGCGGACGGTGATCCGGCGGGCGGTGCTGGGCCGGATCGCGCGGCGGGACGGCCGCTTCTGGGCGGAGCTGAAGAGCTTGGCCCATCCGTTCGACCGGCCGGGAGGGCGCTTCGTGGCGCGGCGCTGCGATGCCGAACTGGGCGACGAGCGCTGCCGCGCCGGCGTCGGAGGCGCGGCGTTCAACGGCGCGGGCGCGGTGCTGGCCGACGAGGGGCTGGGGCTGTTGCGGGTGAGCGGGTTGGGCGGCTTCGCGGCGGGCTGGTTCGCGCAGGGGCGGCTCACCTGGGCGAGCGGGGAGCGGGCCGGTCAGGCGGCGCGGGTGCGGGAGCACCGCGTGGCTAGCGGGGCCGTTCACCTTCTGCTTGAGGAGGCGGTCGAAGCGGCGGTGGGGGAGGCGTTCACGGTGCGGGCGGGATGCGACAAGAGATTCGCGACGTGCAAACAAAAATTCAGCAACAGCATAAACTTCCGTGGCTTTCCTCATCTGCCGGGGAATGACGCGGCCTATGCCTATGTGTCGGAGGAGGCGGTGTTCGACGGCGCGCCGCTGGTGCGGTGACGGAGGCGGAAATCGCCCGGGCCGCCGTTCGCGAGGCGCTGACCTGGGTGGGCACGCCCTATCGCCACCAGGGCCGGAAGAAGGGCGTGGGCGCGGACTGTTTGGGCCTGGTGATGGGCGTTTATGCGGCGCTGCGGGGGGCGGCGCCGGAGGAGCCGGGGCCGTATGCGCCGGACTGGGCGGAAGCCGGCGGGGGCGAGCGGCTGCTCGAAGCGGCGCGGCGGCACCTGGTGGAGACGCCCTTGGGAGAGGCTGGGGCGGGATGTGTCGTGCTGTTCCGCTGGCGGCCGCATCTCCCGGCCAAGCATGCAGGCATCCTCTGCGCCCCAGACCGCTTCGTCCATGCCTATGAGGGCCACGCGGTGACGGTGTCGCCGCTCGTGCCTTCCTGGCGGAAACGGATCGCCGGGGCGTTCCGGTTTCCCAATCCCTGAACATCAACCCAGAAGAGGGTTCTCATGGCGACCGTGATCCTGCAGGCGGCGGGGGCGGCCCTGGGCGGGCTGTTCGGCCCGGTCGGAGCGGCGCTCGGCACGGCGGCCGGCGCGCTGGCGGGCTACGCCGTCGATCGCGCGCTCTTGGGCGGCGAGCGGCACGTCGAGGGCGCGCGCCTCAACGCGCAGAAATTCTTCACGGCGGAAGAAGGCGCGGCCCTGCCGCGCGTTTATGGCGCGGCGCGCGTGGGCGGCACGCTGATCTGGGCCACGCGCTTCGAGGAGAAGCGGCAGACGCGCCGCCAGGGCGGCAAGGGCGCCGGTGGCGGCGGGGCCAAGGTCACGGAATATTCCTATTACGCCAATGCCGCCTTCGGGCTGTGCGAGGGGCCGATCGCCGGCGTGCGCCGGGTGTGGGCGGACGGGCGCGAGCTCGACCTGACCGAGGTGGAGCTGCGGGTCCACCGGGGCACCGAGGACCAGTTGCCCGACCCGCTGATCGCCGTGAAGCAGGGGGAGGGCTTTGCTCCGGCTTATCGCGGCACAGCCTATGCCGTGGTGGAGCGGCTGCCCATCGGCGATTTCGGCAACCGGCTGCCGCAGCTCCAGTTCGAGATGCTGAGGCCCGTGGGCCGGTTGCACGAGGATCTGCGCGCGGTGTGCCTGATCCCTGGTGCGACGGAGTATGGCTTGTCGCCGGAACTCGTGACGCGGGAAATCCGCGGCGGCGAGGACGAGGCGCTGAACCGGCACGTGCTCTACGCTGAAAGCGATTTCGAGGCTTCGCTGGACGAGCTTCAGGCGCTGTGCCCGAAGCTCGAGCATGTGGCGCTCGTGGCGACCTGGTTCGGCGACGATCTGCGGGCGGAGCACTGCCGCATCCGGCCCATGGTGACGGACAAGAACCTCTCGGGGTTCTCGGAGGCGTGGAGGGTCTCGGGCCTTTCTCGCGGGGAGGCCGCGGCGGTGTCGCGGCACGGCGGCGGGGCGGCTTATGGCGGCACGCCGTCCGACAGGAGCGTGATCGCGGCGATCGAAGCCATCAAGGCGCGCGGGCTGAAGGTGACGCTCTATCCCTTCGTGATGATGGACGTGCCGCAGAACAACGGCCTGCCCGATCCCTATGGCGCGCCGGAGCAGGCCGCCTATCCCTGGCGCGGGCGCATCACGGTTTCGCCCGCGCCGGGCCGCGCGGGCACGCCGGACAAGACGGCTGGGGCGAGAACGGCGGTGGCCGCATTCTGCGGGGCGACCCTGCCTGGCCATTTCGATGCCGATGGTCAAGGCGTGGACTATTCCGGCCCGAGCGCGGACTGGGGCTATCGCCGGCTCGTGCTGCATTACGCGAGAATCGCGCAGGCCGCGGGCGGGGTGGACGCCTTCCTGCTGGGCTCGGAGTTGCGCGGGCTGACGAGCTTGCGCGACGGCGCGGGCGCCTTCCCCTTCGTGGAGGAACTGTGCCGGCTCGCGGGCGAGGCGCGGGAAATCCTCGGGCCGGCGACGAAGCTGACCTATGGCGCGGACTGGAGCGAGTATTTCGGCCACCAGCCGGCCGACGGCAGCGGCGATCGCTTGTTCCACCTCGACGCGCTCTGGGCGCATTCCGCGATCAGTGCCGTGGGCATCGACAACTACATGCCACTCAGCGACTGGCGCGACGGCGACCTCGAAACCGGCAACCCGGACGATGCCAAGGGCCAGGCCGATCCGGCCGCCTTGCGGGCGGCGATCCGGGGCGGGGAGGGGTTCGACTGGTTCTATCCCGACGAGGCCGCGCGGGCGGCCCGGGCGCGGGCGGCGATCACGGACGGCGCCTACGGAAAGCCGTGGGTGTTCCGGCCGAAGGATCTTTGGAGCTGGTGGGCCGAGCCGCATTTTCAGCGGATCGGCGGGGTGGAGGCGGCGCAGCCCACGGCCTGGGTTCCGAAATCCAAGCCGATCTGGCTGACGGAGCTCGGCTGCCCGGCCGTGGACAAGGGCGCGAACCAGCCCAACGTCTTCCCCGACCCGAAATCGGCGGAAAGCGCGCTGCCCCATTTCTCGAATGGCGGGCGCAACGACCTCGTGCAGCGGCGCTTTCTCGAAGCGCATCTCGGCTGGTGGTGCCCCGATGCAGAAGGCTTCGCGGAAGCCGACAACCCGGTGTCGCCGGCCTATGGCGGGCGGATGCTGGATTTCTCCCGCATCTATGCCTGGGCCTGGGACGCGCGGCCCTTTCCGGCGTTCCCCGCCCGCGCCGACCGCTGGGCCGACGGCGCGAACTGGACGGGCGGCCACTGGCTGAACGGACGGCTCGACGCGCCGGCGATCGCCGATTTGATCCAGGCGATCCTTCGCGATCACGGCCTACCGGCGGCCGACGTTGCGCAGGCCGAGGGAAGCCTGCAGGGCTATGTCTGCGAACCGGGCGCGGCGCGCGAGCAGATCGAGCCGCTCGCCGACCTGTTCGGGTTGAGCATCGTGGAGGGGGCGGAGGGTTTTGCCTTCCGCGCGGACGGCGCGCTGATCGAGCGCGACGTGGACCCTGAGGAGATGGTGCTGCCGGAGGACGGCGCGGCGCTGGAGCGGGTGCGCGAGCCCGACCGCGAACTGCCGACGGAAGCCGTTCTGTCGTTTCGCGACGCCTGGACGGGCTATCAGGCGGCGACGGCCCGCGCATTTCGCGAGAGCGGCGGCGTCACGCGGCGGCATGCGACCGCGCTTCCGGCCGTCATGGAGCCCGCCCAGGCCTCGGCGCTCGCCTCGGACTGGCTTCGGCGGCAATGGGCCGGGCGCGAGGAACTGCGCTTCGCGTTGAGCCCCGAGGCCGATGTCGAGCCGGGAATGCTCCTGCGACTGGCTGAAAGCGGCGATCCGTTCCAGGCGCTGGAGGTGGAGAAGGGCCTCGTCCGCTCCGTCCGGGCGCGGCGTCGGCCGAAGGCGCTGGCCTCCGCGTGGGCGGCGGCGGAACCTCCCCAGCCCAACGCACTGAACGCGCCCGCCGGGCGGCCGCTGATGCTGTTCCTCGACCTGCCGGCCAACGGCTCGGCCGCAGCCCCCGAGGAGCGGTTCCGGGTGGCGATGTGGCAGAAGCCGTGGCGGCCACAGGCGCTGTTCGCCTCGCCCGATGGCGGCAATTTCGCCTTGCGGACTTCCGTGCCGCACCCCGCCACCGCGGGCAGGCTCCTGGAGCCCCTGCGGCCCGGTGTTTCCGGCCGGTTCGACCGGGCATCCAAGGTCATGGTGGAGCTCAACGAGGGCGCGGCGGCCAGCGTTTCGCGCGAACAGCTCCTGGCCGGGGCGAATGCGCCGGCCGTCCGCTCGGCGGCAGGCGCCTGGGAGGTGTTGCAGTTCGAAGAGGCGGAGGAGGTCGCCCCCGGCGTGTTCCGCCTTTCCAACCTGTTGCGAGGCCAGCTCGGCACGGAGGATGCGGCGGAGGCAGGCGCGCCGGCGGGCGCCGACGCGGTGATGCTGGACGACGCGCTTGTGCCGGCGGGGCTGAGAGCGGGCGAAGCTGGGCGGACGCTGGTCTGGCGCGGCGGTCCGAGCGGGCGCATCTTTTCCGACCGCTTCTTCGCCTCGCAATCGGTTGTGGGAGGTGTCCGGGCGCGGCTGCCGCTGCGGCCCGCCCATATCAGCGCCCGGCCTGAGGCAGGCGGCATCCGCTTTACCTGGGTCCGGCGCGGCCGGGTGGACGCGGATGCGTGGGAAGGCGACGACGTGCCGCTCGGCGAGGAGCGCGAGGCCTACCTCGTGGAGGTCGCGCCGGCCGGCGGCGCGCCCGTGCGGCAAGCGGAAGCGCCCGCCCCGAACTGGCTCTACGGGGCGGCTGAGCTCGCGGCCGACTTCCCCACCTTGCCCGCCGCGCTGGACCTCCGGGTACGGCAGCGCGGCACGGGCGTGGGCTGGGGGCTTCAGGCGGCCAAGAGCTTCGCCCTGCCGATCGCATGAGTTTTCAACGAAGGAGGAAAAGCATGACCGACGTGAAGCCGTGGTATCTGTCGCGCACGATCTGGGCGGCTGTCGTGACCATCCTGGTCGCCTTTCTCGGGCTCTTCGATGTGCCTACGCACGGCATCGAGCACGGCGCGCTGACCGATGCGATCCTGGAACTCGTCACGGCCGCCGCCGGCCTGACGGCCATCGCCGGCCGGTTGCTCGCGCGAGACCGGATCGGGTAGGGAGAAGGAGGGCAGGGGGAAGAAGGGATGAACCGTGCGTCGCCGGGGGCGTTCATGGGAGGTTCAGTTGAGTCTTCCTATGGTCGCGTCATGCCTGCTTTCCCTTCTCTCACCTCCTGGCTTCGCAATGCGCTCCTGAGCGCGTTGCTGGCCTGCGGCCAGGTGCTGCCGGCCGCAGCCCAGGACGCAGCGGCGCCGGAAAGCTATGAGGTGGCGCAGGCCGATTGCTATGCGGTCGGCGAGCGGGTGGCCGCCGAGAACGGCGGGCAGTTGGCGCGTGCTTCGGCGCGCGACCAAGGGGGCCGCACGGTCTGCGTGATCGTGGTGCTCGTGCCTGGGCGCGACGGCGAGCGTCCCCGCCGACAGGAATTCGTGATACCTGTGGACTGA